AGCTCCGTGGCAATCATGTACGTCATCGACGCCCCGGCAATGCCATTCATCTCAAGCGCTTCGCCCACCGTCACACAGATGCCCACAACCAGCCACTCCAGTCCTTTTTTGATCAGTCCCAGCGTCAGCGCGCCGGAGGATACCCTGCCGCTTTCGCTCTTGCTGCTCTTCCCCATCAGCGCGAGCAGAATCCCCGTCAGAACATCTGCCCCCTGCACGACCAGAAGCGCCTGCGCAATCGACGGCAGCCCCGCCCACCAGGCGCACACAGCACCTGCCGCTGCGCCGGCAATCCGCAGCGCATCCGGTTTCACGCCGTCAAACGCCGTTCTCCAATCCCATTTCATCCCTTTCGCCTCCTTCCGGCCATTCCATCACCGTTTCAAATCCTCTCCACGCTGAATCCGCCTTCGACCTCAAACACATTGCCCGCCCTGTCGACGATGCGCATGCGTCCGCTCTTTGCGTGCCCGCGCTCAATATACGCCGCAAAGGCGTATCCCTGCCGTCCATCGGCGAACGTAATCTTCAGCCATTCGCCCTCTTCCTGCAGGACGCCCACGCGCTCTTCGTTTTCAAGCTGTGCGATCACCCTGCCTTCCGGCTCCTCGCGCACGTTCAGCTTTCCGCCGCGCGTCCTGACGCATGCCATCTCTTCCATATCTTTTTCCTCCTTCGTGCTGATCAGCCGGTGCCGCGCCAGGCACGTCCATCCTTCCCGCTCGGTCAGGGGCGTCTCCACGACGCCCCTGCCGCCCTGCGTGCTGCTAGAGTGGATCACCGTGCCCGCATCCGTTACAAGCCCGACGTGATGAACGTCCTCTCCGTCCGCCTTGAATGCCAGCATGCCCGCCTGCGCGCCGGCGAGGTCTGTCTGCCTAAACGTCAGGTCGCGGTACTTCGCCGCAGCGTCGATGCTGCGCCAGAGCGTATTCGTCCCCGCCGTCGTGTAGCCTTTTACGCCGCCTGGCGCATCGCGGATCACCTTCTTAATCAGATTGATGCAGTCAAGCTCGCTGTATGGCGTGCCGATCAGCTCTCGCGCGACGGCGATCGCGTCTGCAGCCATGATCATGGATGACCCGCCCCCTCGTCGCGTCCGGCCGCCATCAGCGCCCCGATGATATAGCCGAATACCGCGCCAGCCATCACCGCCGGCAGCAGCCACCATGCGTTAATCATCATCAACCAGCTCCCATCCTGCCGCATGCTGCGCAGGCGTGTGCACGTTCGCCTCGATCAGGCTCTCGTACAATGCGCCCTCCCACCAGCCTCGCTCGCCCGCCGCAAACGCCGCAGCCGCTGTGATCGTCTCCGGGATCATGCGCCATCCATCCTTGTAGGCAATATCCTCCCACAGCGCCGGCGCGTTGTCCGGGTTGTTTTCTGCCGTATCCCATACATCGGCCGCCGCGCGCTTGATTGCGCCGTTCCAGTTGATGCGCGTGCCCGCTTTGATCAGTACGCCGTCGCCCTTGAGCCGCGGGAAGAGCGCCGCCGCTTCGCTCGCCGTCCTGTCGTCAAGGCTGACCGCCGCCGTCTCTACAATCGCCCGCAGGCGGATCGCTTCTCTTCTTTTCATCAGCCCTCACCTCCGAGGATAATGTCAAGCGCTTCCTCTGCGCTGATTTCCTGCTCGTCTGCCGCGCCCTGCTGCCGGATGCGCTCATCGACTCGGCGCTTAATCTCTTCCCGCCATTCTTCCGGTACGTCGGAAAGCGCGATCTCGCCGGAGCAGAGCTTGTTCACAAGGTCAGCCTTCTGTCGGATCTCCTCAAACAGACGATCATATTCCTCTTTGGCAATCTCCACGCCGCCCGGGCCGGTACCGACAAGAAGAAGCTTGTTTTCTGTGTTGTATCGTGCATAGTAGCGCATACCATTCATCTCCCCTTTCAGCCCCATACGGCCCATAAATACTGTATGGGTTTTGACAGGCTTGCGGAAACAGGAACGAAGTTGACGTCCACGCCGCCGTATTTCTGCGTACCGCCGAAGATTATCGTTTCGCTTGTCGCTCCGAATGCGCCGCCTGTCGCTTCCGGTCCCGTTATCGGCCGATCAGGGTAGTAAAAGTAATTTCTCTGGCTGGTACTATTGGTCGTGATGACGTAAAAATTCTTTGAATCAAAATTCGCGCACATCACAAACATGTATGTGTTATATGCTTCGCTACTACCATCGCCAATATCACAGCATATTGCGCCAACCGGGACCTTGCCAAGACCATGCGCAATCGTAACGGTCTTTTTATTCTCTGCCACTGTGAATCTTCCGGTTACACACGAAGTTCCGCCCCCTGTCACAATCGCCGCAATCGCCTGTGCCATCTGCGCAGGCGTCATCGCGTCGGACGTGCCCGCCTTTTCCCGGATCGCGTCGGCGATATTTTTCAGCGTCGTGTCGTCAATGCTGCGCTTTGCCATCAGTAGCTCACCCCTTCCGCAGCGGGCAGCGCGGCGAGGACGAGATTGACCATCTCCGTCTTATCCGCCGCCGTGTAATAGTCCGTCCCCTTCACCGGCGTATAACCCGCCGGGCCTGCCGGGCCGGTTTCTCCCGGATCACCCTTGTCGCCCTTGTCGCCCTTTGCGCCGTGGTTAACAGTAGCGGTCTGTTCACCGTTCTGATCGGTCACGCGGATAACCGCACCGTTTGTCATCTGCGTCAGGCGCACAATCGGCGTAAACCCATCGGCGCCCTGCTGCCCGGGTTCGCCCGGCACTCCCGGAGGCCCCTGCAAACCAGCAGTACCCGGCTCTCCCTGCGGGCCCCTGCTTCCGTTGTAGATTGCAAACGCATACGCTCTTCCGTCCGTCAGCGTCATCAGATAGCGGTTGGCCACGCCGTCGCCCATGCCGCCCATGTACTGTTCAAAGCTCTGGATGCCCGCGCCGTCCTTTCCGGCCGGGCCAGCGGCGCCGGGCGCCCCCGCTTCTCCCTTCGGTCCGCTCGGGCCTCTTTCGCCCCGAGGGCCTGCCGGGCCCGTCTCGCCCCTCGGCCCCCGGAGGGATTCAATCTGCACGCGCGTTTCCTTCGTCGGCACGATATCAACATGCATCATACCTCGCCCACCACCTTTACCACCTCAAGCCTGCTCGGCGGCCACGGCGTAATCACCTCGCGCCCGTCGATCACGCTGCCCGCCTCGTCCATTTCAGCCTCCAGCGCGATGCGCAGATCCCAGCTGTACACGTCCGGCCTCCATCCGTCCGTCTCCTCGTTGACAAATGGCACGTAGAATATACCGTCCATCGGTGCAATCACCTTTTCAATGAGCACCGCGCCGCTTTTTCTCCGCACCGTAAAAACCGCCCTGTCCCCGTCCGTCAGCGTCACGCCTTCAACGCGGAAGGGAATGATGCCCGTGTCGCCGCGCGACAGGCGAATCGTCCGACCGTTGACTTCAAACATCGCACACACCTCCTCATGTACACTCTAAATCCGTTGTGAATCAATCCAAGCACATCCACGCCATTGAAGAACAGCCTTTCCAGCTGCGTCCCGTCGAAATAGACCGGCAGAAGCGCCCGTCCATAGTATGTCACCGCGACGCTGCCGTTTTCTCCCGGCGCTGCGCCGCCGCTCAGGGACGTGCTTGATACATACGTCTTCCCGATCACGGTCAGCCGCTCCGTCCCGACGTATCCGCTGCCGCCGCCTCCGCCGTATCCGTGCGTGCCCTCGATGTTGTCCGTTGAGGTGTACGTGTGCGCGTTTCCCGCGCCGCCGCCGTAGTATCCGTCGCCGCCGCGTCCGCTGCGCGCCGCGTATCCCGGCATGCTGCTGTATGCCGCTTCGCCGCCCTTGCCCGCCGATCCGTCCGCGCCTTTCACGGTCGTGTACTTGCCGCCCGCCGCGCCGCCTGCGCTCTGCGTGCCGCCTCTGCCGCCCGTTGCGCTCGTTTCCGATGTGCCGTTGTGCGAAATCTCCGCCGAATCTGCGCCGCTTTCGCCGCCGCCGTCTCCGCCCCTCGTCGTCAGGCAGTTCCAGCCCGTGTTGTTCCCGTTGTTGGCGACCGCGCCGCCTCCTCCTCCTGCCCCCGCCGCAAACAGCACGTTTCCATCCTCTTCCACAAACGCCGCGCTGCAAGTGCCGCCCGCGCGAATCGCTACCGTTCTTCCTTTTTCCATCAGCAGATAACCGGTCGTCGCGCCGCCCGTGCCGCCCTCCGCCGCAAAAACGACGCCGCCGAGCCGCCCGTCGGCGTTGCCCATCGTTCCGCCGCTTCCGCGCAGTTCAAACCGGTATACGCCCCTGCGCGGCGCGGTGAAGGAGGTAAGCGTATATGCGCCCTCCTCCTGCGTGTCGGGCCGAAACAGGATGCTCGATCCCAGCGGGCTGCCCGCCGTCAGTTCTGTGTCCCATCCCATCGCCGCGCCTCCTCAATACGTGTCGATATAGAGCTCTGCGCCCCTGAGCGTAAACGTGACGCCCGCGGGGCCTTTGTCGCCCTTCTCGCCCTTTTCTCCGCGCGGAATGCCGAACAGGAATCGCTTCATACCATCCTCTCCGTCCTCAAGCGCTACCGTCGCGTCGCTCCCCGGATCAAGCGTCTGCGCCTGCGCCGTCGCCCCGCGCCAGCTCTGCGTCATCGCCTGCGCATCCGCCGCAGCGGCGAGGGCAGTCTGTGCTGCCTCGCCCGCTTCCTGTGCCGCTTCCTTTGCGCCCGCTGCAGCAGCATTCGCACCGGAGATCGCCTCGTTCATCTTCGCCAGCACCAGGTTCACTTCCGCCACGAGGCTGTCCCATGCGTTGCGCTGATCGGGCGTCACCTCCGTGCCCGGTGCCGCTCGTGAAATCGGCGTGAAGCTTCCCGTGTACATCGTCTTGCTCCTGCTGCGTTCCTCGTCCGCGCCGTACATCACATAAACGTATACAAACACGGATTCACAGCGTGTCAGGTACGAATCCGGCACCTCCGCCTCCCAGCAGTCGTTCTTTTCGTCGTAGCGCGCGAGCCTCGGCTCGCTCTGGCTGTCGCCCCTGTATGCGTACTGCGCCTGCACCGTCACGCCTTCGCCGCCGAGCAGCTCGTCCATCTGCGCCAGCTCCTCCGGCGCAGGCAGTCCGTGCATCCTGATCCGCTGGCCCGTATCGTACTGATATGCGCCGACGATGGCCGCCTCGCGGTTTCTCCCGGCGTCAAAACTTGCCAGAATCATCTTCCATCCTCCTGCGGCCTCGCCGCTTCTTGTTTTTCTTTTCCGTCCTTCGTTTTATCGCCCGGTCAGCGCCTTGACGCTCGGCGCCGCGCCGGAAATCGCGTCCACCGCCTCGTCCGGCTCCGCCTTCTTTGCACCCGCCCCGCCCGGGCTGCTCTTCGTCTTTCCGCTCGTCGTCGTCGTGGTGGATGTGCTGTCCGTCCGGCTCTCGCCGGTCGTTTCGCTCGTCCCTTCCGTCTTCTGGCCCATCGCCGCCGAAATCGCCGTCAGGTAGTTCCGGTTGTATTCCTGCCGCTGTTCCCGCTCGATTTCCTGAATCTTCGCCGCCAGCGTCTGGGCGTAGTCATTCTTGAGCCGCGCCTGCGTCTGTTCGCTTTGCTGCGCGCTCTTGGTGATCTGCTCACGGATCTGGACGCTCTGCCGGCTGTTTTCCTGCGTCAGCCGCTCAATCGCTTCCGCCAGCGCGCCGCCCTGCGCCGCCAGCGTGTCAAGCGTATAACTGCTCCTGCCCATTCCGCGCCTGAGCGCCGCCGTTTCTACGTCCGCCATGCTCTGCCGGTAGGCGCGGTTCTGTTCCCGGATGCTCCCCGCCAGCTGCGCGGCGAGGTTTTCGATCTCCTGTTCCTTGGAAAGCTTCGTCGTCTCGTGCAGCTGCTGCGCCGCTTCGATTCCGGCGCCCAGCTGCGGCCTGAGCAGGTTTTCTGCGAATGCCTCGATCTCCTCAAGGCTCATCCTTCCCGCCAGCCCGCCCAGAATCGATTCAAGCAGCGCCTCGTCAAGCACCTTTTTAGAGATGCTCTCATTTCTGCTGCTCGATTCGTTTTTCGTCGTGCTGCTCGACTTCGTCGTCGAGCTTGACCATGATGCCATCTGCGCTCCTCCTTCCCTTCGTCATTTCATCCCGTCGATTTCCTTGCGCAGCCGCGCAATCTGTTCTCCCTGCCGCCTGTGTTCCGCCCAGCTCTCCATACAGAAATCCTTCAGAAAAAGAACCAGCTCGCGCACAGTCTGCTCGAGCCGGTCCTTTTCCCTCATCGGCGGCACCTTCGGCTGTTTCATCGCCATGAGCGCCTCCTAAATCTCGTCCAGCGTGTATTCCACCTGAATTCCGCCGTAAATCCGCCATCCCGCCGCGCGGTTTGACCGGATGCGCAGCTGCATCCTCACGCCGCTTTGCTGAATCTTAACCCGATAATCCCTGCGCCGCTTCTGCAAAAGCACCGTTCTCGTCTTCTCGCGCCTGTCCGTGATGATCGTGATCTCCACCGGCACGTCGTTTTCATCCGCCTGCGCTGTGAACCGCAGCACAAAGTCGCGCTTCATAAACGCCTTGCCCAGGTCAAGCCACGGCGTCTGCCACAGGCTTTCCATCGGCATCCCCAGATATCCGCTCGCCGTCTCGTCGCCATAGCGCAGCACCTCGTATGGTTCGTCCGCCTGCGTGAAGTATACCTGTGCGCCCAGCGCATAAAAGTCCTTCACGCGCAGCCCCTTGCGCACCATGAACGTTCCCCGCGCCATGTCGTATTCGATCACGCAGTTGTTTTCGCTGACCACATCGCCCGCATTCTCCCGCACGCACAGCGCCAGATAATAGACATGCCCGCTCATGCAGGCCGTCGCAAGGTGATGCGTCCCGTCCATGCGCA